AATTGAGTTGTTCAAGATGTCCTGCGTAGATTCTTCATAAACAGGTCCCATCCAACGCCAGAACACTGTAATGTCACCGTCAGGAATAAGTCCTTTGACACCAGGGGGAACCATCTTTGCTTCCACCAGGGCCATCATTATCTTCTTCAGTTGCTCGTTGTATTGCTTTAATGCATCTTCATAAGCAGCCTCCTCTTCTGGACTAACACCTGCTTCTGGCTGAATAGGCTTCTCAAAACCTGCAGCATTAGCAAGCGTATCTTTAAACAGTTGCTCCTCCTGGTAGATAATCAACTCAAGGCAACGAGCGATACCGTGACTATAGATAGCATTGGCCTTCTTTTTAGATGTGGCTGATACGCGACCAAACAGTGACTTGTATTCTGTTGCAGTAACACCAGCGGAAATTGAAAGCTCGTCTACACCGCCAAGCGAGGTACGAATCTCCTCTCGGTACTGACGAATAAAAGCATTTTGATCTCCACTGATTGCATCTGGAACAATGTAACCAACTCGGTCATTTGGTTCCAGGTTTGCAATAATACGTGGTACTCGCAGTTGGCCATCAACACCACGGCTAATGGGATCTGCTTTAAACGTAGACCTAGTTAAATTAGCAGGACTAGAGAAGCCAGAGTTAGCAGCAATAGAAGGACGTTGAACAACTGAGTCACCACCAGCTTCTATGAGGTCAGTCTTGGGTCTAGAAGAAAGTAGGGTTGGGTTACCAAAGAACTGAATGTTCTTGCGCATATTACGCACCAATTCATCATGCGTGACAATGTGATTCGCCATTGAATCAAAATCACCGCTTCCCTCCATTGAGAAGCCCTTAGGATTATTGAGAATCTCTACGCAGGGAATAAAACGCAACGTATTGGTAAACTTCTTTGTCTTACCAGGAATCATGTAGTTGATGTTGTCAAAAGACATCTCACCTTCTGAGTGAGTCTCTTCAATTACATCACGTTTAATTGAAAGTCTTATGTATCGCTTTGATCCTGGGGCCTCGCCGGAATTGATATCGTTCAGGTTGTTAGTGCCAATATCTGCGCCAAAACCATTCCCTCTCCGCACCTTATAGCTATAGATGATCACAACTTCTTCTAGCTCTCCGTCTACGTTGTAAAACGTACGATACTCATGAGACCTGAAGTAGTAAAGGCGATAATTTGACTTAGTAGGACGAACGTAAAATAAACCCTTACCATCGGCAATAAAATAATCCCAAATGGAATCAAGCCGAGTATCTAGCTTGTTGTATTTTAAAACGCGATCAATAAAGTCTTTTCGTTGGTTACCAAAATTGTCCTGTGAAGGAAAAAATTCAACTCCTTGGCGGATACCAAAAAGTTTCATCTGTGCAATATGAGAAGCAACAATACCAGAATCAACGACCGCGTTCCCATCGCGCTCAATGTAAGCGTCAATGATTTCCTTGAGTCGACTGTTAGCGTTCGCCATTAACTATTTATCGCCCTTGATTTTTATATCTTAACAGATTAAAGAAAGTAAATTACTAAATCAAGAAACGGTTTTTCTGTTGAAACCCGCTTGCTTGGTTTGCTGCATATTTGTCATTGCTTGTATGTAACGACCAATTGGATTCCCTGTGCCAGAAATTAAAAGCTCTTCCGTCTCTGCTGGTTGTTGTGATACGTTGTCTACTTTGTCTTTATTTTGCATGTTTGTTAGTGCTTGTACGTAGCGACCAAATGAATTCCCTGTACCAGAAAGTAAAGGCTCTTCCGTCTCTGCTGGTTGCTGTGCTGCGTTGCTTTGTTGATTTATATTTTGCATATTTTCTATTCCTTGTGTGTAGCGGGTAAAAGGCTCTCCAGGGCCTGCAAAAGGATTAAATACTGTAGACATAGATGCTACATTTCCTATATTCATCGCTGGTTGACCCATTGCTTGAGGTCCAAATACAGCTCCTGGATTTGATTCCATGACATCACGAAGATTTTTTATCCGTTGCCCAGTTGGAGTGTTATCCATTCCACGACGCCAAAGTTGATTAACCCCTGGCTGCTGCCCTGGTGGGAAAGGATCCCGTGTCCATGTACCCGCAACTGTAGTATCCGGTGCACCGGCATTCCCAATATATCCAGCTTGAACACTCTTTTGCAATGGATTGGAATTAAACATTTTTTTCAAACCTGTTGTTTTTATTTTACTCTTCTTTTACTTCGTAACCAGAAGGGTCATGTACTTTGCTCAATACAATACCCTCGCCCTTCAAATCCCAATTAAGAATATCCCCTTCTTTCCATCCAAGCTCATCAATTAGTTCATCTGGAAACTCAATGAACAATTCCCCTTGTTCATTTTCTTGAACCTCCACAGTGTAACTTGTCATTTTGTAAAAAGCTTTTCCACTAGCTTATCAAGCTTAAGGTTGATTTGCCTAAAGTTATCATGCATTTCCTGGATTTCCCTTAAGAAGTCAACCTTGAGAACGTATTCCAAGGGGAGCCGGCTCACTTGATTTTCTAATGAGTTTAAACGATTCTCTTGCTTACTTAACAATTCGTACACTGTTTTAACCCTATCGCTTGCACGTGAAAGTATCTTGTTTGCCACCCAGCTCCCACCTCCAATTGAGGATATTACCGCCGTTAGGACGAGAGCAAAATATTCCGGGCCCATCAGTCAAATACTTTTCTATATTTTACTATCTAAAAATCAATCTGAAGATTCCCTTTACGCATCAAGCCTGTAACGAGCCAGACCAGGGCGTCAACACAGTCATCGTGACTGCTTACACCGAAGTTAGTCAACTCTTCAAACATTGCCGTAAAGTTTCGATAACGATTAAAAATGATCTTTCTATCTTCAAACATACCCATGATGCCACGGAATCTTGCCAGTTTATCTGCCCTAAAAGCTTTTACGGGATGCCAATTTAAGTTGTATAGTCCTTCATTATTTAAGCAAACTCTTTTGAAGTCTGATTCCAAAGAAGCCTGATAGGCTACTGCTTCAGACCAAATAGCACACGTTGAATAGGTAGGAAAATACATTCCACCTTCATCCTTACCAATAACAGACCAGTCATTTAAAAGCTCTTTCAACTCATCTAGTTTCTCCAAGTTACCCATCACACGTAGTCGCCTGTAATCAATGATGTGGATCTGATCGCCAATGCGACCACCCAATACCATCACCGTGTAATCATTCTTTTCTTTGATTCCAGCGGAGAGGTCAACCCCAATACCAAGAGCATCAAATTCAGTTGCTATTTCAGCTTTAACAATAAGTTCCGGCGTCAGCGACAATTCATTTTGCCTGACAATCTGATTCATGTACTGGAAAGAAAAAGCAATAGGTGCCTGCCTCTTCTTTTCCTTCAAGTAATCAAGGGACCACATCTCTGGCCAATAGGACTGCTCTTCTCCCGTGATGGGATCATTGTTGATTGCAGATAGAACAATCTGACGCCAATTATTTTGCTCATTAAAAGTGGTTGCATGGATGTCATCATGCCTAAATCTGGTACCTAGACAAATTGCTCGACCACCTTCAAACATCGTTGGCGCAATAACTGCGTTCCAGTTATCTTGCATTGTGCGCCTGATATCTGGGTTAGAAATATCGGCACTACTTTTAATAGGGTCATCGATACAAACTAAATGACTACGCTTGGATGTAACTGATCCCTTTAGGCCTGCGGCACACAAAGTAAACTGTTCATCACCTGTGTTTTCAATACCCGCAAAACGATAATCAATTGACCAATATTCATTGCTGGTTACGTTCTTAAGAAGTCGTACAGACGGAAATACTTCTTGATACCGTTTACTTTCAATAATTCGTTTAATGGTTGCCGACTTAGAGCGAGCAATGTCAACCGTATAGGACAAGTAAAGAATTTGAAGCGGTTTCTTCGCTGTGGTGTGAACACCAATAGACCATGCTGCAAGCAAACCCAAGACTGTTGATTTGGCTGAACCCCTGCTGGCAAGTAGGTCTAGGTTTGGTCCAGCAATCTTGAGTAAACAATCACTGTCTTGGTTTGTTACCAGATGTTGATGCCATTCAAGGTGGTGCTTCGCTGGTTTCTTTTTGGGATCAATGTACTCGCAGAAAAAAGCAAAATCATCTCTTGCTCTAATCAATGAGTCTTCATCTTTATGTTTGCGTATCTTGTGATTATTAGCGGCTGCTTGTGCGTTACGTCTATATGCAAGATGAAGATTTGAAGCCACGTTAGCCAACAGCCTTTAACTGCATACTAACTTACTTTCTTATTTATCGTTCTTTTGCTTCTTGTATTGCCTTGCTTTATCCAAGGCAACCTTACGTTTCTCCGTATCACTCATGTCAGATCCGTCTTCCTTTTTAGTTTCTGTATTTTTAAAATGCGCTATTAATTGAAGAGGTGTTTTGGGTTTATTCATTAAACAGAACGAGCTTCTGGCTTACGGGAAACATTTAACAACTCTTGAAATTTATCGGGGTCGCCAGGGGTAGGTGCATCTGTTTTTTTGGGTTCTGAACTACGTGCTTGAAGTGGACGATCACCACTGTTTTTTTGTAGTCCTTGGACCATACTAAATATGTCTGCTGGGGTAATAAAACCAGCGGTTGGCTTGTTAGCTTTATAGTCCATAAATTAATCCTCGAATTGCATCTTAGCCCATACACTCATCGATGCTTCATGCAATGGACCTTCAATAGGATCGTCTTTGAAGATTAACATTAACTCTCGAATTGCGCGGTCTGCGCCAGCCATCAATAAACCCTTGTTGTCCCTGGATGAAGTAAAGGAATCAACCTGAGAAATGGTGCTGCGTAATTCTTTTTGTAGGCTTGCAATACGCGCAACACCTACATCTCTTTTTACTGCAAAGTTTTCAATATCTTCTCGTAGTTTACGGATGTCTTCCTGCATCTCTCTAATTTCTGAGAGCAAGATTTTAAGGTGATTAGGTTTTGGGAACTTATTGTTTACCCATGCTTCCGCAGCAACTATGCTGCCGCGATACCCAAGGAACCTGGAGTACAGGTAAACTTGAATAGGGGAGAACGTGTCTTTAGCAAAAGAATAAAACGAATCTAAGGTAGGAACATCCAGGCCTTCAAGCCAGTAGTCAAATACCTCAATATCGATACGCTCGTTGGGACTGCCCGTAGTCTCGTGCTTCGTCTGATTCGCCGAAACGCTGGGCTTGTTCTGCGCTTGTGCGCTGTTCTTGGGCGCTCTTTCCGAGACTTTCCCTTTGCTGTGCACCCTGGTCCTCCATTTTCTTTTTGGAAAAATCGTAAGCTACGCCAGCTGCTTGACGATATTTGTCAAGATCAAACCAATCATCATTTTCGTAAGTTGGTGCTGGATCGATAGCCATCTAAATAATCCTACTCAGAAATTACTCATCATGCCAGCCATACCTTGGGCAAAGGTACCGCGACGATCTTCAACAGCTTTTTGACGCACTTGACGCTTTTTGGAGCCTTCAAGACGATCAAGCAGTTGTTGGAACTCGACAAGATTAACAGCAGCGTCAGCACCAGTGTTGCCAGCTACACCTTGATTGGATACACCTTGATTGGATCCACTTTGATTAGCCATAACTCCGAGATTTAACTTCTTAAATTATAAGATACCTTATCTGTTAAAAGTTGAATGCGGAAACAAGACTACCAAGGATGGCGGTACTGCGATCAATTTTTTTACCTTTAATACCGTATTCACCACGAATATTTTCAACGTTTGCTGCACCGGCGTTGATAATACCTTGTAAATCAATGGCACCTTTGGCGCGAATATTTTCAGCTCCTAGGACACCTTCTAACTCTCTATCCGAAGAATACTTAGTACCTTCAAGATTTAATGCACCTAATCCTAAAGCAGTGTTTTTCTTTATCCTTTCAATAGCTATTAGCGATTTACCGTTTTCTTTGGCTACATCAATAGAACTCTGAGCATTTAAAACTCCGAGGTTCTGAGCTAATGTGCCTTGGTATGCACCAGGGGTTAAAAACTCCTCGGAAGAAAAATCACCAAAACCAGGTACGTCTACAGGGGAAGAGTTACCACCCTCTCTTGCACCATAACTAACATCAATGCCCATAGACTTAGCTATGGGTATCACACCGCCTTTTATACCTAGCTTTTTCTTGATTAGATTTAAACCAGCAAGATTTAATGTATCCCTGCCTTTAAGCGCATCTCTTATTTGTTGTTCATTGCTTGCCATTTTTTACTAACCTCGATACACAAGAGGATCGATCTTTAGCCCATAACGAGCACCTGTAAAACCAACTGCTCCCGTATTGGGATCTTTTGTTGGTACAAGTCGCCCGTACATTGCAGATACCGCCTCCTCAGAAGGAGTTTCCGCCTGCGCAAAATTACTAGCAGGATTTGAGTAGGCCATACCAGCTATCTCTTGCAGAGAAGGGCTTTCTTTTTTGAAATATTCACGTTCTTCAGGATTCATTACTCTTCCCAGGGCGGAAAGATAAGTTTGCTGTGCCTTATCCAAGGCTTCTTTTTTGGAAGGGCTATAAGTTGCTTTATAAGCATCAGTCCAGGTTCTGCCTCCAGGTTGGAAAGTTCTTGATTTAGGATACATTTTTCCTATTGTAGCAATATCAAAAGCTGCCTGGCTTGGGTCAGTCCCAGAGGAAAGCACTGATTGAAATAAATCAGAAAGCCTGTTTTCTTCTTTTTCACCTAGGCGATCATTGCTGAATATTGTTTTCCAATATTCCTGTGCATCCGGATCCATGTCTGGCGCATCAGGACCCCCAAAAATACCACCAAGAAAACTACTCATTATGTTCTCCGATAAATAGGGCCATACAAATCTTTTCTAGCAGCAGAAGCAGTGACGCCACGCGTGTTTAAAAGATTTTCAAAATCCTGTGGTCCATAATAACCAGCTTGCCTGGCACTAGCTTTATCCCTAAGGGATTGCATCTCTCTGCCGTACTCTTGGTTTTTTAAAAATTCTTGGCCTGCCAGGTTAGCAACAAAGCCAATTTTTGCTTGGCGTTGTGCATTCTTCATAGAAGCTTCTGCTGCTTGGGTAGCCGCACCAGCACCATAGAGACTCATGAGCCCACCAGCAATTAAGCCAACAGGGCCTCCTGCCAACCCAAGCAATCCACTAGCAGCCCCACCTGCGGCAGCAGACCCACCTGCGGCAGCAGCTCCACTTGCGGCAGCAGCCGCCCCTGCACCAGCAGCAGCTCCACCTGCACCAGCAGCCGCCCCTAGCCCACCAAATGCAGAAGCCGGATTAAAAATGGCGGGATTAAAACCAGAAAAAGAACCAAACATCTAATCAACCTCCTAAAAGTATTTTACCACTTGAGGTGCTTGAAAATTCTCTGTCTGTCTTCCGAAAGCAGTTGCAGCTTCTCGGCCATACATCTGCCCTGCGTTTGCAATTTGACCAGGAATATTAGTAATTGTTTTAAGTAAGTTTGTAGCTACTAACTCTTGAAATTCAAGGGGTCTTGCTTTTAATCGGTTAGCGAATTGCCTTTGCTCAGTCATATCTAAAATCTTAGAATAATTCTCTAACAGCTGATTGTCACTTTGCTGTCTCATTTGATTACCAAAAAGCTGAGCCATGGCCATGCTACGTGCAGTTTCATCAGGAATAGCATTAGCTGCATTGACAGCAGCTTGAAAATCCTGACCACCAAATCCACCCATATTACTAGATATTCCTTGTGGAGGCTCTAGTAGTGTTACCGGTGT